TTATTCCAAATCATCTATGACATTCAAAATTTCCTGACGTTCACTGGGGAAAAGATGGCCATAAACACGCTCTACCATTTCTTTACTGTGTCCAAGTCTTTCCGCAATCGTTAGACTCTTCACCCCACTATTTATCAAGATACTAACGTGGCTGTGCCTAAATTCATGAAGTGTAATCCGATTAAGTGGTTTGTTACTATGAAGTTCATTATATAATGATATATATGAATCTTTTAGGCGCGTAAAATACTGTTGGTAAATCACATCATAAACTCCAAAGATAAAGCAGTCGTCATTAAAACCGTCAATATTTTTATCTCTGGCATATTTTTCCTTTAACCCCTTAATTAATACCTTGTTTAACAAAACGTGCCTGTGCTTACCGTTTTTTGTGTCTTCTGACAATATGTGATTCTTTTCGTCCCAATTGTCATGTACATAAATATCTCTATTGATCCAGTTTATATCGCTCCATTTTCTTGTCTGCACCTCTCCTATTCGCATACCAGTATGATAAAGCATATCAAAAAATAATCTGTCATCAGGGTCATTAACAACTGTTTTAAATTCTTTATACTCCTCATAGGTCCAGTATCTTATTTTACTACTGTTCTTTTTGTTTTCATGACGAACAAATTCAACATAATCAAACGGATTTTTATCAATTATCATTCTGCGTACTGCATGGTTTAATAATCGGTTCAGCATCGATTGAATTATTTTAGTGTAGCTGTTTGAATAATTTTTCTTTAATAACTCATTTTGAAAATCTTCAATAACTGGTATATTTATTTTTTGAACTATCATTTCACCAAAGTAAGGTATTAACTGTTTATTTATAAGATATTTAAAATCTTTAAGTGATCTTGCTTTTACTCGGGTTGATTTATAAGTGATAAAATCATTTATGAGTTGTTTAAATGATATCTGCTGTTTTATTATTTTATCAGATATTCGATAAGCAGCTTCATAGTCTAAAGCCAATTCTCTAGTTTTAAATCCTCTTTTTTTATGCTTATGGTGTTGTCCTAATGAATCAGTATAATTTATAGAAACATACCATGTATTTCTTTCTTTGTCTTTATATACCGGCATTGTAAAAAACTCCCTTCATATGTTATAATGGGAGCATAATAAAAAGTGTTAACCGACCAAGTTAATTTTTTATTATGCTCGAATGATATTACCAGTATCATTCATTAGATCACTGTTACCAGCAGTGGTCTTTTTTTGTCAATAAAATTTTTTATGTGAAGCAGTTGTCGAGATTTTCTCGATAACTGAATTTTATAGATTATTATGGATTCTTTAATTTTATCTAGTATTTTTAAAAAGAAAATACCCCCTGTCACTATTGACAGGGTCAAGGATACTAAGACCACGTACCATAATATGAATATCAAAGGCGCATGACCATAATTCGATTATATGGTAGGCATATACAGTACTTGCATCAATAATTATAAAATCATACTTATTCTTTGTTATAATCATCAACTGCTAGAAATGGTAGTAAATCTTTTTCCTTTATAATTTTGATACTTGTTGATTTTTTTAATTCGAGTGCTTTTTCTATTTTTCTTCCGTAATTACCAAACTTCCATTGGGGTTCTTTATTTGTACCGACTATCAAATAGTCAGTTTTGCCTGATACAGCAGAAGTAACTTTACCGCCAAGAGATATAATGTTTTCTATTAATTCAGCTTTTTCTATATAAATAAAATGACCAGTTAAAACAAATTTTGATTTTAAATTAATATCAGTAATTTCATCAAAATCTAATTGTGTTATTTCATCTGTAACCTCATCATCATTTTTATTTTTATCTAGGTAATCTATATTTTTAAGGTATTCACTAACTTCATTATAAATTTTTTCTGAATTATTATTTTCTAAAAAAGTAAATAATTTTGGTGTGAATATTATTTTTTTATCAGTTGATAAAAATTCAAAAAGATGCATTAGAGCAATACAGTCATATCTGGCACTATGTTGGTTCTCATAGTGAATACTAAAATGCTCACATAAATTTACTAACGAATATTTTTCTAACTCTGGAAATTTATTTTTGCATTCGGTGAATGTGCACACATAGTTAATATTTGGATACTCCAGATTATAATGTGTTAGAGTTTTTTTCAGGACATTAAAATCAAAATTTGAATTATGTGATATAATTACATAGTTTTCAAAAAGTTTTTTAATATTTGGCCATAATTGATCAAATGTAGGCGATGAAGAAACTTTATGCGCATCTAATTTAGTTATTTTTGTATTGATATAATCAAAGTTTGTTTCAGGATTTATTGTCGTACTATAGTCTTTGATTACTTTTCCGTTTTCAACGATGAGTAACCCAATCTGGCTAATTCTATCATTTTTTTTATTTGGAGTTTCCACATCAAATATAGCATATTTATTTGGAAATTTTAGTGGATCACTTACTATTTTTTGTGTACTGTTTTTGGTTTCTATATTTGTTTCTGTTACTCTTTTGCTTTTATCTAAAAATATAGTTTTTTTTAATTTTAAGGTAAAAAAAGCACCTATACAAGACCAAACAATGTAGAATATTATACCAAAAAAACCATATTTATTAAATTGAGAAATCATTATGATAATTCCTAATATTCCAAACAGAGTAAATAAAACAAGCGAATAAAAAATTCCCTTTTTAAATGTCATTTTCATAGATCTTCTCCTTAGATAATATAAAGTTATTTTGAGATAGATTAAAATTTTCCTCTTAATTCAACCACTTTTCCGATTATTTGGACAGGTAATGTATTTATTTCCTCTGCGTTATAGAAGATAGGTTCATATGAATTGTTTAACGGGATAAGCATAATACCATTGTCCATTTTCTTTATTTTTTTTACAGTCGCTTCATTACCGTTTACTAAAACAATTGCTATTTCACCGTTTTCAATATTACTCTGTTTTTTTACAATTACTACATCGCCTTCTAAAAATCTTGGGCTCATAGAATCACCTTTAATCTGCAATCCATAAAATTCGCCAGTACTAGCCAATTTTATATCAATTTCTTCATAATCTATTATTTCTTCAATTGCATCGATAGGTATACCTGCAATTACTTTTCCAACAACTGGAATACTAACACCACGACCACTCATATTTTGATTTTCTATTTTTTCAGTTAGATTCGATTTCCAAATTCCAAGATAATCAGCTATAGCCTGTATTTTATCTATCCTTGGATATTTTTTTCCATTTGCCCATTCGGATACTATACTTGTATTGTATCCTAAGTCATCGGCTAAATCTTTTTGAGTTTTGTTAGCAAGACTTAATTGATGTTTTAAATTTCTTGCAAAAATTTGTTTTTGTATATCTTTATCATTCATGTTTTCACCTCTATTCATATAATTATGATATAACTTAAAGTGAGAAAAAACAATAATAATTTGAAGAAAATTCACTTTTTGATTGACAATTCACTTTAAGTGAGTTATAGTTTATGTGAAAGGAGGCTAAGATTGAGAGATGAACAAAAGTGAGTCGCCTAAAATAACACTAAAAGCGTGCAGAATAAATTCAGGTCTAAAGCTATCTGCCGTCTCAAAAATAATAAATAAAACCGAGCGAACTTTAATTAATTGGGAAAATGGAATCTTTCTTCCTGATGAAGCTAATTTAGATTTGTTATCAAAAATATACGGTATGCCTAAAGATTTTATTTTTTTAGGAAATAAATTCGCTTTAAGTGAACATTATTTGGAGTATCAGAGTAAAAATATTGCAAAAAATTAAAATTACATCAATCGATAGTTTATTCAAAACAGATTTAGAAGAATGAAAAGGAGGAATTTTATGAATCAGTTAGAAATTATTGAACATGAAGGAATAAGAGTTTTAACAACTCAGCAACTGTCAGAAGTTTATGAGACTTCAACAGAAAATATTAAACAGAATTTCAAGAGAAATAAAGAACGTTTTAATGAGGGACGTGACTATTATTTATTAAAAGGTGAACAGCTTAAAGAATTTTTGCAGGTGACTAATAGTCACTTACAAAATCAATCAAAAATCAGAAGCATGTATTTATGGACAGAACGTGGAGCAAACCGCCACAGTAAAATCCTTGATACCGATATGGCATGGAAACAGTTTGATGTATTAGAAGAAACGTATTTCAAAGTAAAAAGCATGTCAGCAATGCAGTTGTTGAAATTACAAAATAAGGCATTAGTTGAAGTTGATGAAAAAGTTGAGCATATTGACAGTCGCGTAACTAATCTAGAAAACACAACTACCGTAGACAGTAGAAAGCAGTACACACTAAGAAAAATAGCGAGTGCAACAGCAGTTAGAGTCTTGGGAGGTAAAGACAGTCAGGCATATTTAGAGCTTCATCATAAGGTGTTCTGTCAACTTTGGCGTGATTACAAGGATTATTTCAAAATTCCAAGTTACCGCGATACCCTAAAGATAGACTTCGAAAGAGCTAAAGAATACCTGCAGGGATGGAGACCTGATCATAATCTAGAGATTGAAATTTCAAGTGTTAATGAGGTGGGCTAGATGTCAAAACATCCAACGAGAGAGATTTTAGAGAGTTGTGGTATTGTTGAAGGTGAAGCGTTTGAATTAATGTTAAAAGAGGAATCACAAAGTGAAGTTATTAAGGAACTAAAAGAAATAAATCAGCACCTTATGGATATTAAGATACTGATGGGGTATAAAGATAAATTATATTGTGACTCTAATATTATTGATGAAAACAAAAAAGAGTATAAGCAAAATTCTAATGATATAGATATTGAACTGTATCTAGAGAGTATTAAAAGTAATAAAACACTTTTTAATGCAGAGATATTTCTTGACAGGATTTTGAATGTGGAACTCTGCAAAATGTTAAATATGTTGTATCTTGACTGTAAAACTGAATGCGGATATTTCAACAAAGAGATTTTTATGAGAATGAGTGAAAATCTATATAAAAAAATATCAACCCGTTATGAGGGACTGGTGAATGCTTATAGCAATGGTGAAAAATAAATCAAAAAGGAGTTACATATGGATATAGTAAAAGCAATTAAACAGGCTCAAACTGAAAATAAGTGTATCGCATTACCTAATAACGAGCAATGTATGGGAAATGGGTACAGGTTAAAATTAAAGCCATATCCAAATAACCTGATTTGTTTCGAATTTTATGGTGTGCAAAGAGCAATATCTCAGTACAGTATAGCTCCAAAAGAAATTATAAGTAATGATTGGATTATTGTAGACTAAAGCCATAGAAGGAGTGATTAGAATGAACGTAAATTTAGATTTAATAGGCTTGGAAATAAAAGAACAGGCTGATTCACTTGTCAGGGATTTATATAACGAATTAAAGAAAGAATGTGAAACATATGATCAAATAGATGAAAAAATAAAAAAGATTATTAAATCCTTAATCTGGAGTGGGACATGTAATCTATGTTTTACAAAATATTTGAATGAAGAACTAAAAATAATGTTAGAGCGTGAAAAAAGTGCGTTACAAATAGATGAATAACGCACTAAGAAAATTAAATTAATTCAATTTTTACAATTGTTTTTGAACCATAAACTACATTGTAATCATAATTCAAATAAAAGAAATCATTATTACAAACAAAATTCATAATTGAAGGGATTAACCCATTATGTATGTGAGTTTCAATTTTAATTATAGCATTAAAAACCTTGGTCGGTTAACTAAGCATAAAACATATAGCTTGGTCGGTTATTAAATTTGTGGAAAGGAGCAGTAACAATGCGTAAAACGAAAGAGAATATAAATAATATAAGAGAAGAAATTATATTTCAGGGACATGCCAATACTCAGGAAATACAGGCATTTATCCCATGCGGATACAAAGAAGCAACAAAGATAAAAAATGAAATTATTGAAAAAATAAAAAAGAACGGCAAGACAGTGCTTGTTAGCGGGAGACGTGTATATATTAAACCGGTTCATCTTTTAGATTATATTGATATGACCGAGAAGCAGATACATGAATACGCAAAAATGGAACGTGAAAAAGCTGCTATGTCCAGTAGCAGCTAATCAATGAAACCACGTTAATTATAGACTATAAAAAGGAGTGTGTCAAAGAATATCGAAAATGGAAAAGTACATTAACAGGTTTAATGCCAGAGGTTTCTATACGATCGTTTTAATTATAATTTTGGTAGGTTTTATAGCTGCTGGAGCTTCAGGTATCATTTTCGATTTTATCGTCGGGATAATAAAAAAATATATAGGTTTTTAACAGTGTTTTTAGGGTACTGTTTTTATTTGCACCAAAATCATGAAAATAGGAGGAATAAAAAATGTTAAAAAACAATAGTGAAAGAAAACAATGGATTGAAAATGAAGACAATTATGAAATTATCACTGTTTCAGAATTTGCCAGATACAGGAAGTCAAGACCGCTTGACAACGGTTCATGCATAGTTATTTTTGAAATAAAAATGAAGGCATCGGTATGGAATCATGAGACGCGTAAAACAAATGAAAAAATCAAGTGGAGTAAAATCGGCATGTTTATTACGTGTTTTTATGAAAATGAAACGCTTCTAGAACAGACTTGCATAAGTGACATTGTTTCAAGGATGGCGAAAATGAAATGATAGAAAATCATAAAAACTATTTTTATTAAAAATTCTCTCTAATCCGTTGGTACATATGGAATTAGAGGGAAAATATAAATGCAATATAATATTTAGGTTATATTGCACCAAAGGGGTGATAAATTGGCAAGACGAATAAAGCATTTTGGCGGTCAGCATGAAACCTTACCAATAAAAGACAAAAAGCAGCTTGATGAATTTATGTTCAATCTTCTAAGGAAAAGAGACAAAGCAAAAACGCCAATCAAAAAATACCAAGCTGATCGTAACTGGATGATGTGCATGTTAGGCTTTAATACAGCTTTCAGAGCCGAAGATTTGCTTCAACTAAGGGTAATAGACGTAAAAAAAGGATACGTGCATATAAAGGAAAATAAGACCGCTAAGATGCAAAATTTTAAGATGAATAAGAAACTGCATAATGATGTTCTGGATTATATAAATAGAAACAATCTAACAGACTATGATTATTTGTTTCTTGGACAAAAGAAGGTTCAGAATGGTAAGAAATACGTTTATCCTATAACGCGACAGCGTGCACATAAAATTGTATCTAGAAATGCGAAGGAAGTGGGCATCGATTTTACTTTTGGTATGCACAGTTTAAGAAAAACATTCGGATATCAGTATTATGCCAATGGTGGTAATCTTCTAACTCTTATGAAGATGTATAACCACGATGAACCCAATGTAACACTCCTGTATATTTGTTGGGGTAAAGAAGATGCGGAAAATGATAGAGAAGCAGTTTACTTAGGAGGAGTACATAAATGATAAGTGATTTTTGGCTAGGTGTGATCCTAACCATTGCAGCAGAAGCAATAATAACAATTTTAATCGTTGATTATTTAGGACAGAAAGAAAAGGATGATGGTGAATGAAGTTAGAAGATAGGATTTATAACGTTGAATACTATGTTAAAAAATTTAATAGTTGGGAAGTAAAAGAAATAATAATTGATGATCGAAAGGCATTTTGGGAAATAAGGAAACCAGGTAGTCAAATTCAAAAAGTTTCTCTGTTTAGAGATGGGTCTAATATGTATATTTACGGTGATTATGGGTCTTATTCATTCGATAAAATGACATGGCTAGGAAGTCCGTATAATCTAGAGTACAACAATCTTGGTTATCAAAACAAAAAGATGTCCTATGATACAAAAAATAATGTGTACATGTATGATGATGAGGCAGCTACAGAAGATATTATTGACTGGATTAAAGAAGTGGCAGTTGATCGCTATGATTATCATGAATCGGAGATAAATTCATTGTTAGAAAAAATAGATATAAGAAATTACCCTTATATTGATATAAAGGGTTTTTGCTACGAAAATGAGTGTGATGATCTAATAGAATTATTAGAATTTTCTATGGAATTATATGAAAATTCAAATGATGAAATTGAATATATTAGTTATTTAAGAAATTCTAATTTAGAAGCGTTTGATGAAGTATGCGAATCACAATTGTGGAGAGCAGGTAAAAGAATATCACAGAATTATTTGGTATCGCTCTTGGCTTTAAAGATATGCAGTGAAAAATTAAAATGTCAAAGGGATGATGAAAATGTTAAATAAATTGATTTTATTTTTAATTAGAAGAAAACTTAATTTAAGGAAGTTCCAGCTATTTTACTTTAATAATCAAGTAAACAAAAACGATAGATATTTTTTCAATGACTATCGAATTGTTAAAATTACATTTCATAAGGAATATGGCCGTATAACACAAAATTCTAATTTATCATTGAATTTTCTATTGTCTAAAGAGTGTGAAACTTTGATTCGCAGGGGTAGAAGATATGGGAAATAAATATCAAGAAGCAAAAGACAATATAATTAATACACTTGCTAGACATATTGGTTATAAACTATATAAAAATTTATATAGTGAAGATTTTGATACTTTGCAAAAATTAGTTGATAAAGCAACGCCTAAGAAGCCCATACAAATTCATTGCGAACCAGAGGAAGAATGGGATAAAGAAGAGGTATTTTATGAGTGTCCTAATTGCGGAGAGCCTTTGCCTTATGATTTTGAGTATGACTATCCAATTAAAAATAAATGTTGCTTAGAGTGTCAACAAGTTTTAGATTGGAGTGGTTTTGATGAAGAATAAATATCAAGAAGCATTAAATATATTTTGCGAACATAATACATTTAAAGACATTCCAAAAGACATTCTAAATGAAAAGTCTTTATTATTACAAGAGTTAGTTGATAAAACAACATGGATACCAGTTGAAAAGAAACAGCCACCAATGTTTGTGAAAGTACTGATTACATATGAAGATAAATATCTTAATCCTCATATAAATGTAGCTTTCGTTGATCATCATTATGAGTGGATATACCCGTTCAGAAGTAAATATACATACAGAGTTATTTCATGGATGCCTTTGCCAAAACCGTATTTAGGGAGTGATAAAGATGAGTAATTCAAAATATCAAGAAGCTTTGGATAGAGTTAAAGAAATATATATATATCTTTGTGATGAGTTCAATCTCAAAAAATCAGCAGTTAAAATGAATGATGATATAGAAGTATTACAAGAATTAATCGATAAATTGTCTAAAACGGAAAGATATATCGAACGGATGGAGCGGGAAAATAAAAGACTATTAAAAAGAGAAGAGCCTCAAGAGCCATGCATAATTGAGGGAAAAAAGTTTTGTCCTGCATGTGGTGATGAATTGACCGATGTTGATCCAGGGTTGTTTGAATACTGTTTTTATTGTGGAACGAAATTGTATTAGATTGGAGTGATATAGATGGAAAATAAAGTAACGATTTACAAAGATGAATATGAGCTTGTAAAACAATATATCGAACAGTTGGAACAAGCATTAGATAAAGCGTGTGAAGAATTAGAAACATTTGATATGACATTTAATGATGGTGATTTTATTGATGTAAAAAACAAAGAACAGTGGAAAGAGTGGACTTTACAAAATAGAAAGTAACACCCTGAAAGTGCGATTTTACGTAAATCAGGGGTACGGTAACTTTTTTTAGAAATTTAATTGATTAAAAATTGCCAAGAGTGTTGATGGCTATAGAGTTTAAACGATTTAGGTTATCTATAAAAAAAATTGACACTCTTAGGGATTATGTAACTTTTTTTATAGAGGATTGGAGGAGAAAAAATGGACGAAAAAGTGATTGTTGCTTGGAATTGTATTAAGTCATTAGAACATTATCCAATAACATGTTCAACAAATGAAGAACAAGACGAATTTAAAAAAATTCCCTTTAATGAATTATTTAAAGACCAAATTAAAATAATTGATAATCATATAGATTTAACAAACGAAATAATCAACAAAGCATCGGATGATATTCAAAAGGTAATTGATTTATTGGATAGTAAAATTGTGACAATGGGACATTTGAATGGAGCTATAAAAAAACTAGAGGTTATTCAAGATGAATTGATGGGAGTGAAAGAAGATGACATCTAAACAGATGGCATTCGTATTTTTCCTAATAATGTTTATTGCGTTTATTTTGTCGCTCGTTTTGGGAATTAGATATTTAATTAAAATTTGGAGGAAATAAAGATGTTAGTATTACCGATTAAAAAGAAATGGTTTGATATGATTTTAAGCGGTGAAAAGAAAGAAGAATATCGTGAAATAAAACAGTATTATGAATCAAGATTAGGCTACCAAGAATTTAAAGATATAATCTTTAGAAATGGTTACTCACGCAAATCACCTTATTTAAAAGCTTGAGTTAAGATTAAAAAGGGATACGGAAAAGAAGCGTGGGGAGCAGAAACAGGTAAAAAATATTATGTTTTAGAAATAGTTGAAATTATGGAGGTAGGTAATAATGAGTGAAAAAGAACATCTTGAATTTATTGAGTTTGATAATCCAGAGGAATATTTGGATACAGCTAAGGAGTTAAGCGAGTATATAGAGTCATTATCTTTAACCAACGATCAGAATGATAAGCTTATTGATTTAATGCTTAAACATAATAGAGTAGCTAGAAGAGAGGCGTTTAGGCAGGGCATTGAGTTTATGCTTGATGCTGCAAGCATTAAAAGTGTCGAGGATGAAAACAGCACTGAGAAAAATATAACTAGAATAAATTAATAAAAATAGTTCATTGAAAATTTAAGATTGTGGGTATTTAACTCTTGACTTTATGGTTACACAACAATATAATAAATGTGTAACCATTAAATAAAGGAGTTGATATAATGGCGCCGAGAGCAGGCCGCCCTAAAAGTGAAAATCCTAGAAATATTAACACTAGAATACGAATGACTAAGGATGAATCTGATATGCTTCAGGAATGTTCAGATAAACTTGGTATTTCAAAAACAGATGTTGTTATTAAAGGGATTAAAAAAGTTCATGCTGAACTTAAAAAGGGTAAATAAAAAAGAAGGTGTTCTCCTCGACCAAAATTTGAACACACTTCTTGCCCACTAGGCTTATATATTATAGCATACTTTTTTTAGTACGCAAATAATCTGTAAGCCTCTATCTTAAATTTTAAAGGAAAGAGGTTTTTATTATGCAAAAAAATAATATTGAAAAAGTTGAAGATTTACTTTTGGAGTATAAAACTTTAAGTGAAGAACGACAATTAAGAAATTGTATAAAAAAAATAGTAAATTCAATAGAATCATCAAAAGCATTGAGTTTAGTATTCAGATATTTAGAACAGGTTCGGCAAAGTGAGAATTATAGAGCACTTAATAAAACGTTAAAAGATGATTATATAGATCAGATTAATGAAATGTTTGAAGCGTTAAATGAAGAGGAAATAGTTGCAATATGGAATATAACAATAAGTAAATTTTTAAGACATTAGGAGAAGATATGGCAAAAAAATATTATTGGCTAAAGTTGATGGGTGACTTTTTTACTCAGCCAAAAATTAAAAAATTAATTGTAAAAAACATGTTGGAGGAAAATGAATGTCTGATAATAAAAAATATTATTATTTAAAGTTAAAGGATAATTTTTTTGAAAGTGACGAATTAGTCTTATTGGAAAATCAGCAGGATGGATACATATATTCAAATATACTTTTAAAATTATATCTTAGAAGTTTAAAAAATAATGGTAAATTAATGTTTAAAGATCGTATACCATATAATGTTAGAATTCTTTCCAGCGTTGTAAGGCAGCCGGAGGCAGTAGTTGAAAAAGCATTATATTTGTTTAAAGAATTAGGATTGATTGAAATTCTAGATAACGGTGCCATTTACATGCTCGATATACAGAATTTTATAGGCAAGTCAAGTACAGAAGCAGATAGAATTAGAAAATATCGTAATAAAATAGATGAAGATAAAAAGCTGCTTGATAATGACATTGTACAAATGTACGACAAAAGTACACCAGAGATAGAGATAGAGAAAGATATAGATATAGATATAGATAAGAAGATTGTTCCCAACAAAAATGTTGAGGAACCAGCACCCATTAAATTATTGTTAAAAAACGGTGATGAATATATCGTTAATGATCAACAGGTTAAAGATTGGGAAGAAATCTATACTGACATTGATGTCAGTCAAGAATTGAGAATAATGGCTGAATGGTGTAAAAACAATCCAAAGAAAAGAAAAACAAAAAATGGCATTGTTAGATTTATTATAAATTGGCTTAATCGTGAAAAAGACCGCAAACGCAAAGGCAGCACTAAAGAGGATTGGAGTTTTTTCGATGACTAAAGAAGAATGCAGAGAAGTAATAACAATAATTATTGGTGCATATCCTAATTTTTTAATGGGTCGAACTGTTGAAACAGTTTATAAATCATGGTTTAGAGCATTAAAAGATTCATCCTATGATGAGACATTAAAAAATCTCGATAGATGGATAGATGAAAACAATACACCGCCGTTTATAAAAAATATTAAGCCGTGGGGTGGTTATTAATGAATTATCAGGCAGAATTAATTGGAATTTTGGGTATTAAACCTGAGTACTTTAAAAAAACTATGCTGAGAAAAGAATTTTTTAATAAAGAGTATTCGCTATTATTTGAATTTATGGAAAAGTCATTTAATGAGTGCGGTGTTATAGATCACCAATACATTTTAGAAAACAATTCAGCTGATGGTGATTTATATCTGTCTTGTGTATCAAATGTAATTAGAACAGATGAAGATTACTTCAGTTTTCTAGAACTTCATGCAATCGATAAATATAAAAGACAGATTATTTCAATCAATGCTAATAAGTTAATTAAAGGTGATATCGAGCTTAATGATTTTAAATCGACATATGAAAATGTTATTGATCTTGGAAAAACAAAAAGCAGTCGGGTAGATAAAAATGGAATATTGAAAATTTTAATGACTGAAAATAAAAAACTTGAATTTAAAGATTTTAAAAGATTAAAAAGTTTTGGGAAAATTAAAGAGCATGATTTAGTAATAGTTGCTGGTAAGACCGGAATAGGAAAAACGGGATTTGCTTTAAATCTCCTTAACGATCTTTCAGCAAGCTATCCATGTCTGTATTTTAATTTAGAAATGTCTTATGAAACATTAATTCACAGATTGGTAGCACTTAATACGCTTATAAAAATTGAAAATCTTGAAAAGTATAGTTTACTTCCACAAAAGCAGATTGAAAAAATTAATAATGCAGCAGATGAACTAGACAGACGTAATATCGAGGTAGTAAATACAAGTCAGAGCATTGAAAAGATTAGAAGTGATGTAGCAATGCATGATCAAAGCAGGCATTTTATAGTATTTATAGATCATCTGGGTCTTATTTCTGCTCGTGGCCGAACATCATACGAAATAGCTACAAAGGTTGCTAAGGAGTTGAGAAAAATATCACTTGATAACAACTGTACAATAATTGCCCTTTGTCAGTTAAACAGAGATTCAGCAAAAGAAAATAAGCCGTCATTGAATATGCTTAGGGATTCTGGAGAGATTGAACAGTCTGCACGAAAAGTTATGTTCGTATGGGAAGAGAATGAAAACTATTCAATTTGTATAGAAAAAAATGACAGCGGAGGAAATAGATCAATACCAGTTAATTATTATAAGGAGACACAAAAATTTGAAGAGAGGGAGGCAAGAAAAGATGTACGAAGTTAATGATTCTGCAAACCGATGGGAAGTATATAAAGTTTTAAAACTTGAATACCAAAAGAAACACGAAAAAGAAGAGGTAGTAGAGGGCATAGTTGAGTTTGCGTTACAGTGGCTTTCTCAAGAAGAGAAAAATAAAATTATTAGTGCCTTAAAACACTAAAAACTATTTTGATTAAAAATTCTCTCTAATCGCATATGTAACAAGGGATTAGAGAGAAAATATAAATGCAATATAACATCTTGGATATATTGCGCGGTTAAAGGAGCAGAATAATGGAAAATCTAAACAGTGCCGAAAAAATTACGAAAGGACTTGAATTGATTAGTGAAGGAGTATTAGAAACATTTCAAAACGCAATTAACCTTTTTTGTGATGCTCTTTCTAATTTTGCTGATTGTGTTAATACGATAAATAAAGTCAATCATAAGAAACCGAGATTACCTAGAAAAACAAAAAAGAAATACAAGAAATTAGGAATTTATGAAGATTGGAAAAGCGGTGCTTATTTAAGTGCGGGGTTTACAAATGGAATAGAAAAAACAGTTACTTCAAAGGAGGTAAAAAATGAAACTGATTAAGTTAGCGAGGCGTAAAGGTAAAACAACAAGACTGATCAATAAAGCGCATAACAAAAATATTTACATTGTGTGCTTGAACATTGATAGAGCATATGAAGTTTTTGAAAGTTCACAAAGAATGAATAAAAGTATTTTATTTCCTCTCACTTTAGATGAATTGATTCAAAACGATGATTATTGGTCAAAAGTTAAAGAGTATTTGATTGATGATATTGATGATATTACACAAACTCTTGTTTACAGACATTTATTAAGACCGTTAACACAAAATGGCGGTAAAGTATTAGAGACAACCGCAAGTGTTACGAATCTTGCTAAAATCATCGGAGCGGACAAATGATAAATGATTATATACCAGATGATAAGCTGATCGAATTCATAGAGCTGTATGAAAAAGCTAGAGATCATATATTTAATGGTACGATGGGACAGCAGCCTAGTCTTTATAGTCGAAAGCGTCAGGAAATAAGCGGTCTTGACATAAATACATATATCTATATTGCAGATAATTATGAAAAATTAAAGGAGAGACTTAATGGAAGAAAAAGAGGTAACAAAAGCTGATATAAACCAATTTATCAGAGATGTGCAGAGCGCAGGTTATTATAACAAAAAAATAATAGCTATAAATTGTCAGTTAGAAGCTATAAATACAGAACTTGTAGGAGTAGCTTCTATAGCACCAAAAGACTACATGATTGAAAATAAGAAACCGTTCAGTCATCAAGGGATGCTCTCACTGATAGAAGATGAATCAAAACTCATTAGTCAGAGAAATGAAAATGAACAGTTTATATTATCAGTTGATAAATTATTTAATAGACTGCCGTTTAATATTCAACTTATGATGGTTGATTTATATATTAGAGAATTAAATCATACTAAGGTTGCTAAACATTATGGTTTTGATAGGGCATATATGCATCGATTAATAAAAAAGGAAATAAAAAAAATTAAAGAAGTCACAATGTGACCGCTAAAAATGTGTTATTATGATATTGTGGAAGTTTTAAAAGAACACCACATCAACAGTTAATCAACACTTTGTCAGAAAGAAACTCGAAAGGGTTTCTTTTATTTTAAACTGTCAATCATGTATGACATTCCTCTCCCTCAAGTCCTACATGGCTGGCAGTTTAAAATGAGGTGACAGAAAAGATGGATGAGAAACTACTTGAATTTATTAACGAGTGTATAAGGAAAGACGATATGCATGCATTCTATATTCGCAGTATATGGAAGAATAAAAGAAAGCATATTATCGAACGTGATCACTGTGAATGTCAGGAGTGTAAACGAAACGGTAAAGTAACTATCGTCAAACCTAAAGCAAAAGAAAAATCACAGCGGGCATATGTTCATCATATAAAGCATCTGCGTGATTATCCGGAACTTGCATTAGAGGACAGCAATCTGGAAACTTTATGCTTCAGCTGTCACGAGCTGGAACATACAGATGAACGCCATAAATTTGAAACTGGAAAGGATAAATTTGTAAATGAAGAAAGATGGTAATAAGAAAACTGTAACATACTATAGAGGACATGAAGTCTTTGTAGTCGTTCCAAAGAAAAAAAAGAAACAGCAGAAATAAAAATACAAAATAATTTTATTTTTATTATCTGAACATGCTGTAAAACAGATACCCCCCGTCAAAAAAATCCGGTATTTAAACCTGTTACTGGAGAACGGGGAGTGGGGATGACATTTCATAAAAAATTCGCGCGTGTACATGAGGAGGTGATTTTATGCGGATACCGAAAAAAAATCTAACAGCAGAGCAGTCTAGAATTAGAGAAGATTTAGAAAATCAGCTTAAGTACAAAGGGCTTGATGGAAAATATTTTCAGGACCTTGTAGAAGATTATATCTTTCTTCTTGTTAAAAAGGATACTCTTCAGGAAGATATCGATGAAAACGGTGTTAGGATCACAACCTATAATTCTAAAGGACTGCCGATTGAAAAGAAAAATGAAAGTTATGATCTGCTGCTTAAATATAATCAGCAGATGATTAAAATTCTGGAATATCTGGGAATAAAGCCTAGTGAAAATACTATATCAGGAGGAAGTGACGATGAATTGTAGACTTCCTTTTTTTGTTGAAAGATATTTTGATTTTATGGACGATCATTGCGAAAAATTCTGCGAAGATCAATGGGCACTTAGAAAATTGATAATCAGAACTTTTGAAAATGATGATATTTATGTTGATGTAAAACAGGCAGAAAGTTATTTTGGATTATCAAAATATTTTGATTTTGAAAGGATGTTTGAATGGCAGGAGTTTGTTCTAGGGCTGCATTTATGTACATACTGGAGGAATTCAGGGCTTCCAAGGTGGCCCGATGCATTAATATTGATGGGACGTGGAAATGGCAAAGATGGTACGATATCACTTGAATCTCTTTCACTTATCAGTCCATACAATACCGTAAATGAGTATGATGTGGATATCTGTGCAAATAATGAAATGCAGGCAAAACGACCTGCAAAGGATATTGTTACAGCCTTTGAAAGAAACAGAAAGAAGATGCTGCGTTTTTTTCACTGGACTCAGGAGAGTATAAGAGGACTTAAAAGAAATTCTTTTATTCACGGGCATACAAACAACGCTAAAGGGAAGGATGGCCTGCGCTCAGGCTGTGTTATTTTTAATGAGTACCATGCTTATGAAAATTATGACAATATCAATGTTTTTACTACTGGACTTGGTAAAAAGAAACATCCCAGACGTACGATTTACTCGACTAATGGAAATGTAGTCGACGGACCGCTTGATGAACTTATAAAGAAATGTGAAGAAATACTTTATGAAGATAAGCCAGATGATGGACTGCTTCCATTTATATGCCGGCTGAATTCAAAAAACGATGTGCATGATGAACGGAACTGGTATATGGCTAACCCGTCACTCTTTTATATGCCAAATCTATTGAACGAGATAAGAAAAGAATATCGGGAATGGAAAGAAAATCCTGCAAGACTTCCGGATTTTATGACAAAACGAATGAACATAAGAGAGTCCAACAGTGAACTTGCGGTCACAAGCTGGGAGAATCTTGAAAAAACAAATAAGCGATATGACGGAAAACTGCAGGGACGTGAATGTATTGCCGGTATTGACTTTTCAAAAACTACAGACTGGGCTTCAGTCAATCTTCATTTTAAAGAAGAGGATAAACGTATAGATTTAAATAAAGCGTGGATATGCATGAACAATCCAGAAATATCAAGACTTAAATGTCCGTATATGGACTGGGCGGAAAAAGGCTATGTTGAGCTGATTGACGATGTAGAAATCAGACCTAAAATAATTGCTGAATATATCAGAGAAAAAGGGAGAATCTACCGTATCAAAGCCATCTGCCTAGATGACTACAGATATGAAATTTTGCGTGACTGCCTTGAAGAAATTGGATATTCAATTGAAAGAAAAAATATTATTCTTATAAGACCAAGACATATCATGAAGATATATCCGATAATCGACCGATGTTTTGCTAATCAGTATTTTTACTGGGGTGAACAGCCTCATTTAAGATGGGCAACGAATAATACAAAACTCGTTCGCACAAAAAAATCAACGCTTGCCATAGATGGTGAGCTTGATATGGGAAACTTTCTTTTTGGAAAGATCGAACCAAAATCACGAAAGACGGATCCATTCATGGCACTTGTGCATTCGATGTGCGGCGAAGATAAGCTGTCACCTGTATATAAAGTATCAAGAGCACGCAAAAGAGTACGCGTGAGTACCTTTTAGAAAGGGGGTGAATTATGGCATTCAATTTTTTTAAATGGCTTGCAGGCAAAGATACTGCCCCCAAAAAAGCAGATACCAAAGCTGTATGTTTTCAGCTGGCAAGTGAGATTATGGTTAGGGAACTGGCCTTTAATCTTATTTCCAACAAGATAGCAAATGCGGTTTCAAAATGTACCGTAAATGTATATGAAAACAACAGGCGGGTAAAGAATGATGAGTGGTACAGATGGAATATTCAGCCAAACAGGAATCAAAGTGCTACACAGTTCTGGGCAAAACTGATCAATCATCTTTATGAAAATAATGAAGCACTTGTAGTAGTGAACAATGAAGAGCTTTATGTTGCAGATGACTATCAGCTGAATGATGATTCTGCATTTTTCGAACACTATTTTCAGCATGTTACAGTAAACAGTTTTACATATTCCAGAAACCTCAGAATGAGCGAGGTTTTTTATTTTAAGCTGAATTCTAAAAATCTTAGAACTTATCTTGACGGCACTCTTTCTCTTTATGCCGGTCTTATCAATGCGGCGTATTCAAGCTATCTTGTTGCAAACGGCAACAAGGGAATTTTGAAAATAGACCAGTTTGCAGAGCAGGGTGATGAGTTTGAAGATTATTTCAAACAGCTTGTCAATGAGGATTTTAAGACATTCTTCTCAAATGCAAATGCTGTCCTGCCTTTATTTGAGGGGTATGAATATAAGCAGCTGGAGAACAAAGGAACACAGTCTACTACAAGGGATTTCAAAGCGCTGCTTGACGATGTCATATCTCTTACGGCAAATGCGTTCAATGTACCCTCAGCCATAGCCAACGGCGATGTACAGGATACTTCAAAAGCAGTTAATGATTTTCTGACATTCTGCATTGATCCGCTGATAGAGATGTTCAGCGATGAAATGAACAGAAAACTGTTTACAAAAGGACAGATACTGAAAGGCACATATGTAAAATTTGATACAAAAGCAATCAAACATATCGACCTGCTTGATGTTGCTACAGCAATTGATAAGCTCATTTCAAGCGGATTTACTTGTATCAACGATCTTCGTGAGATTTGCGGTTTTGACAGAATCGACGAATCATGGGCTAATCAGTTCTTTATGACCAAGAACTATTCTACAGTCGAAGATCTCATGAAAGCACTGAAAGGAGGTGATGAAGATGAAGAATAATTTTTATCAGTTGACTAATCAGGATGAAAACAATGCTGAATTATATATTTATGGAGATATCACCTCATATAAGTGGTATGAAGATGAGGTGTGCGCCTATGACATGGCAAAAGAACTTGCACAGCTTGGTGAAAAAGACTTATCTGTAAGAATCAATTCCTATGGCGGTGAAGTAGCTCAGGGACTTGCTATTTACAATCTTTTAAAGAATTACAAGGGAACTGTTACAACATTGTGTGACGGCTTTGCATGCAGTGCAGCATCGGTTATCTTTATGGCTGGAACTGAAAGAAAAATGCCACGGTCAAGTCTGCTTATGATCCACAATGCATGGACTTATGCAGCAGGTGATTCAAATGCATTAAGAAAAGCTGCTGATGATATAGAGAAAATCACTCAGCCTTCTGTTGAAATCTATAAATTATGTTCCAGTCTCAGCGAGGAACAGATTAAAGAGATGATGGACCGTGAGGAATGGATAACAGCAGACGAAGCACTCAGTTATGGTTTTGCAACTGAAATCGTAGAGGACACAGTCAAACAGTCACTGCACGACGGTATACTAGCAAAACTCGTACTTAAGAATAAAGAACTTGAAAAACAGTTGAACAATACTCAGCCATTACAGAAAAAAGGCTGGTTTTTTAAATGTCAAAAAACAGAGGAGGAATAGATAAATGACATTAGCAGTTATGAATCAAAAAAGAGCAGAGATTTTAACGAAAATGGTTGAAGCTATGCATAACGAGGACAGTGATGCATACACCAGCTGTTTAAATGAGCTTGCTCAAAATATCGAAGAGAACATTTTAGAAAGAGCTAATGAGTTAGCTGGTAATAATGATGCTCAGATTCTTGCACAGAGAGGAGTAAGACAGCTTACATCATCTGAAAAGAAATATTATGAAAAGCTGGCAGAGGCATTTAGAGCATCGGATACTAAACAGGCATTAACAAATCCTGAACTTGTTATGCCGGAAACAGTTATTAATTCAGTGTTTGAAGATTTAAGAACTCAGCATCCACTGCTTGAAAAAATCAATTTTCAAAATACTATGGGAATGATCAAATTCCTTGTCAACAAAAATGGATATGTTAAAGCGGTATGGGGAAAATTAACAGATAAAATCACTAAGGAGCTGGAAAGTTCTTTCAGTGAAGTTGATATGACATTTTTGAAATTATCTGCTTTTATTCCAGTGTCACAGGCAATGCTTGATTTAGGACCATCATGGCTTGATACATATGTTAGAGAAATCATGTATGAAGCATTAGCAAACGGACTTGAAGATGGAATCATCAATTCATTGAGAACAGACCAGGGTCCAATAGGGATGATTGCTAATCTGACATCAGGAAGCGCACAAAGCGGATATGTTCAATATACAGCTAAATCAGCAACCGTTATTAAAGATTTTCAGCCGGCAACATTAGGTGCAGAAATCGCAAAATTAGCAGTTGATGATAACAACAAAACACGAACCATCAGAGATGTAATTTATATCGTAAATCCTGTTGACTATTTTACAAAAGTATTCCCAGCTACAACAGTAATGGGTGGCGATGGCACCTACAGAAATGATGTTCTTCCTTACCCGATGACTATCATTCAGTCACCGGCAGTTGCTTCAGGAAAAGCTGTTCTAGGGTTAGGATACAGATATTTTGCGGGTATCGGTATGAGTTCAAAGGACGGTAAACTTGAATTTGATGACAGTTGCCAGTTCCTTGAAGACAACAGGGTATACAAAATCAAATTGTACGGAAACGGTATGCCTATGGATAACAATGCATTCCAGTACCATGATATCAGTCAGTTGAAACCAGCGGTTGTAAAAGTCGAAGTAACTAATACCGATCCAATCACTACAACGGTAGAGGGTACAGTAAAAACTCAGGCGGCAGGATAGAGACTCTGTATGGAAGAGGAACTGTTAGAACTGACAAAGGATTTTCTCGGGCTGGCATGGATTGATGAATCAGCGGAAAAAAAGCTGAAAATCATTATTTCTAACTCCGTAGCTGATCTTGATGAAAAGAGCGGAGTTAATAATATTTATACGGAACCAGGAAAAGCACAAAGCCTTTTCCTGAACCGTGTAATGTATGAACGTGCAAACGCTCTTGATGATTTCTATGTAAATTACAGAAAAGAAATCATAGCATTTATCAATAAGGCAAAGGTGAGAAAATATGCTGGCAAGCAGGAATAAAGCACAAAATGAGCAGTTTAATGATGGCGTAATAAATGTTTTAGAAGCTGAGGATGGTATCATCAAAAAAAATCTATTTAATGAGATATCTTTTGGAAACAGGACATTCGGAGTCAAAAGATTTATGGATGCAAAAGTATCTGGAAATACGATAGAAAGAATGATATCAGTACCGATGGAGTGTGTAGATGTGTTTGAACGCAGCAATATTATCGAGACAAGAGACTACAGAACAGGAAAGAAAGGACTGTATGAGATTGTTTTAAAACAGCCGAAGTATGACACTGCACCACCGAGCATATATATCACCCTGAAAGGAACAGATATAAAATATGTCGATAAAAGAAATAATCAACAGACTTGAAAATTATACTGTTCAGTGCAGATTCAGTCATTTCAGCAGAGAGGTAGCACCTCCGTTTATGGTATATCTCGTACCTGATAGTGATAATTTCAATGCAGACAATAAAGTTTATTACAGTACTAAAAATGTTCAACTGGAATTATACACAAGGGAAAATACTCTTGTGGAGGAAGAAAAACTGGAATCATACTTCGATAACTGCGGTATCATCTGGAATAAATCATCACAGTCATGGCTCGATGAAGAAAAGGTAATGATGACAGTCTATAGTCTATATGGCTAAAAAAATCAAAGTCAGTCAGCTTGAAAAAGCAATCATGAACTGTCTTGAGACATACAGTGATGAAGTGACCACCGCAGCAAAAAGTGCTGTAGATGAAATTTCCGATGAGGCATTGAAAATAGTTAAGGATCATGCTCCAACTGATAAAAGAAAAATCAAGAGAAAAGGAAAATATAAACGCTCATTAAAAACACGTACAATGTATGAAAGTGTTACTGAAAAGAAAAATGTTATATATGCCAGTGGTGACGAATATCGGCTTACTCATCTGCTAGAAAACGGTCATGCACTGACAAAGGGCGGAAGAACTGCCCCGCAGCCGCACTTCAAATACGGCGATGATTATATAAATAAAGAACTGTTAAAAAGAACAATAAAAAAAATAGGAGGAAAATAGATGTCTGAAGAAAACAAAGTAAGATTTGGACTGTCAAACGTCCATGTAGGTACAGTAACTTTAAGTGATGGTACTCCATCGTTCAGTATCCCAAAAAAATATCCCGGAGCAGTAAACCTTACAATGGATGCAGAAGGTGAAACAAATACATTCTACGCTGATAATACAGCATATTATGTTACTAATACAAATAACGGTTATACTGGAGAGCTGGAAATGGCAGAAGTTCCAGACTGGTTTGAAACGGAATATCTTGGTGCTGTAGCTTCGCAGGAAGGGCTGGTTGTGGAAATTTCAAACCCGGTACAGAAATTAGCATATTTCATGTTCCAGTTTGAAGGAGATAAAAACGCAACAAAATATATTATTTACAATACAACTTTTAGCAGACCTTCGATTGAAGGAAATACAAAAGAGGATACACTTGAGCCAAATACGACCACAATTCCGTTTACATCAGTTCCGCTGGTAACAGAGTTTGGTAATATCGTAAAATCCAGAGTTCCAGTATCTTCAGAAAAATATGCTACCTTTTTTACAACTGCTCCAACTGTTCCAACGAAAGGAGAATAAAAAGAGATGTATAAAGTAATAAAAATTGAAGATAAACAGATTCCCATGATGTCAAATGGCGGTACTTTAAGAGAGTATCGCCATTTTTTTAAGAGAGATATGCTTACGGACATTCTCAAAATGGAAACAGCATTTAAAAATCAAAAGTTTGATGATATTGAAGTTGCAGAAATTTTAGAAAATATTGCGTGGGTACTTGCTTATAAGGCGAATCCAAAAATCGAACCTGTTTCTGAATGGCTTGAACAGTTTAAAAGTCCATTTGCGGTTATTTCGTCTTATGAAGACATTCAGGAACTTTTAAGCGATTCAAATACTCCAACTGTAAAACCAAAAAAAAACAATCGAATGAAAAAGAAGAACCGGTAACGTTTCAAAAACTGATGATTGCATGCCTGAGAATAGGACTAAGTACATACGACATATATAGAAGTGATGTTGGTGAACTTTTGGATATCATCATCACTTTTAATAATGTAAATGATGCAGATCAATCTGATTCTAGAAAGGTACGTCAGGCAACTCAGCGTGACTTTGACAGATTTTAATGAAAGGAGGAAGTTATGGCCAAAAGTAAATTACAAGGTATTACACTTGAAATCGGCGGTGATACTACCGCACTTTCAAAAGCATTAAAAAAACCAAATACCGAAGCATATGAATTACAGGGAAAACTTAAAGCAGTAAATCAGGCTCTAAAAGTAGATCCTACAAATATCGAATTACTTGCTCAAAAACAAAGGGTACTAGGTGAAGCTGTCGACAAAAATAAAGAAAAACTCAATATGCTAAAAGAAGCACAGCAGCAGTTTATAGACAGTGGCAAGAACATTGACAGTGCTGAATACATAGAGCTGGAAAGACAGATCAAAAATACTGAACAGACTATAAAAAGACTTAGTGAACAGCAAAATGTATTTAGTGAAAAGGTACAGGCTTTTGGAATCAAAGCTGAAAAAATGGGAACTAACCTCGAAAATGCTGGAAAGAAACTAACACCGCTCAGCATAGGTCTTGCCGGTGTCGGTGGTGCAGCTACAAAAGTTGCAATAAATTTTGAAGATGCTATGTCTCAGGCAGCAGGGGCTTTAGATATTCCTGTTGGAAAGATGAATGATTTGCGCGAACTTGCAATTCAGGTAGGACAGGATACTATCTTTTCAGCCAGTGAAGCCGGTCAGGCAATGACAGAACTTGCAAAAGGCGGGTTGAGTGCAGCTGATATAAAAGGCGGAGCGCTGGTTGCTACAATGGATCTTGCAGCATCATCACAAATGGATCTTGCCAATTCAGCGAATGTTGTGGTACAGGCTATGGGGGCTTTTGGATTAACCGCCGAAGATGTATCAGTAGCTGTAAATGCACTTGCTGGTGCTGCGGCAGCCTCATCAACTGACGTTGAGCCGCTTACTCAAGGTCTTGCTCAATGCTCTGCTCAGGCAAACAATGCCGGATGGTCCATTCAGGAAACAACAGCAGTACTTGGAAAATTTGCTGATGCCGGTATTGTAGGTTCAGATGCAGGTACGTCATTAAAGACTATGCTTCAAAGGCTTGCTGCTCCTAGTTCAGACAAAGCGGCAGAAAAGATTGAACAGCTGGGAATCAAAACGAGAGATTCAAGTGGAGAAATGCTAGGAGCTACTGAAATTGCTCAAGAACTTCAAAATAAACTAGGCGGGCTTGATGCAGCAACACGTGATGCTGCACTGCAAACCATTTTCGGCAGTGATGCGATGCGTGCTGCTACCGTTTTAATGAACAGCGGTGCAGAAGGACTTAAAAAATATACTGATGCAACAAATGATCAGGAGGCAGCTTCCAGACTTGCTGATTCTCAAATGAGTGAGTATTCCCGTGCAATCGAGGAAATGAAAGGCTCTATCGAGACGGCTGCAATTGCAATAGGTGGAACACTTGCCCCGATAGTTTCTGATGTTGCAAAAGTTATAACAGAGCTTGTGAACAAATTTTCTGCTTTGTCTCCGGCTACTCAAAAAGTTATAACAGTAGTAGGTTTGATTGTGGCTGCACTCGCACCAGTCCTTATAATTGCCGGAAAAACTGCTCAGGGAATATCGAATATAATCAATCTTGGTACAAAGCTCGGACCGTCGTTTACCAAAGCATCAGGGATAATCAAAAGTGCTTTTGGCAGTATAGGAAAAGCAGTTTCGGGTGCTTTTAGTGCAATAACAGCACATCCTGTAATTGCAGCGATAACAGCAATTATTGCAGTTGTTGTTCTGCTCTATACAAAATGTGAATGGTTTAGAGATGCGGTCAATGGGGTAATAAAATCTGTTGTAAACTTTTTTCAGGGGCTTGTCGACAGTATAGCTCTTTTTTTTACTGAGACAATACCGCAGAAAATAGAAGAATTTGTCGCGTTCTTTCAGTCTATCCCGGAAAGAATTGGAGAGTTTGTTAATGGAATAGTTACCTGGTTCAATGAACTGCCTTATAAAATTGGATTTGCTGTTGGACAGATAGTAGGTCATATCGTTCAGTGGGGAATTAACCTTTCAAACTTTATGACAGTAACAGTTCCTCAATTTATAAACGGCATAGTAACCTGGTTCTCACAGCTACCCGGAAAAATATGGGAATGGCTTGTAAATGCATGGAATAACGTAATTCAATGGGGAACTAATACATACAACAGTGCCGTTGAGTGGATAAGTAAGACAGTAGACGGTATAATCAACTATTTCAGTCAGCTTCCAGAAAAAATGTGGAACTGGTTGTCGAATGCAGCAAATAAAATTGTTCAATGGGGACTGGAACTTTGGAACAAAGGAAAAGACGCCGCAGGAAAACTTGTCAGTGCAGTAGTTGAAGGTGTTAGTTCACTTCCTGGTAAAATGCTTGATATCGGAAAAAATATTGTTGAGGGAATCTGGAATGGAATAACAGGAATGGGAAACTGGCTCAAGGATAAGATATTTAGTTTTGCAGATGGCTTTTTGGGCGGTCTTATGAGTGCATTTGGAATACATTCACCGTCTAGACTTATGCGTGATCTTATCGGTAAAAACCTTGCTGCCGGTATCGGTGTTGGTATTGAAGAAAACAGCGAACTTGCATTAAAGCCTCTTAGTCAGCTGCAGAGAGAAATGACATCGTCATTTACACCAGATGTTAATGCAACAGTATCAAGGGCTCTATCTATGGATAGTAAGGCAGTAATAGAAATCCATAATACTGTTCCACTTGATGGTAAGCCAATCTATCAGAATATTGAACGCAGGATGACAAAGCTACAGCATTCTAAACTGGTATTTAAGGGGGTATAGATATGTACTATATTTCACTGGATGATGTTACATCAGTTCAGATGGGACTTGCTGTAACAAAACGACCGGAGTTTCCAGCTCCGGTTAAAAACTACAAAGAATACAGTATTCCGGGCAGAAACGGGAAACTTTATGAAGACATGGGCACATATGAAGATATACAGTTTGAAATCGAAATGAACTATATATCTTCTGAATACCAGTGGGGTATTAAATGGCACGAGGTTAAAAGATGGCTGTTTAAAAGCGGACATAAAAGACTATCGTTCAGTGACTGCCCTGATATTTACTACCGTATAAAAAGAATAGAACTCAGTTCAAATGAACGCAGAGTGATAGAGAGCGGGGAGTTTACAGTTACCGTCACATGCGATGTATATGCTTATCTTAAGACTGGTTTAAAAGAATACGATATAGAGGATATTCTTTTAAACCGCCATGACGAAGCCGAACCTGTATATATCTTAAAAGGTGAAGGAACATGTATTTTAAATGTTAACGGGAATGAGTGTAAATGCAATGTCGGTCAAAATCTTACAATAGATACTGTTTTAAAGATGTCATACCGGGAAGACGGCACTTTACAAAACAGTGCTATCAATGCTGATTATGATGCTCTTATGCTTGTAGAAGGAAAAAACAGTATTACAATAACAGAAGGATTTGAGCTTAAAATAATACCAAACTGGAGGTACTTATAATGATACAGGTTTACAGCCCTAAAAATGAAAACTATGATATGAATGGTGATGCGGTCATTGAAGCAGAAAGCTGCGAAATTGAGTTTGAGATGAACAGTGCATGGGAGCTTGAACTAACTGCACCATCTGAAAAAAATAAAGAGATACTCGTATATGAAGCAGTGATAAAAGTACCTACACCATATGGAAAACAGCTTTACCGTATCTATAATGTGCAGAAAGATGATGACAGTATTACAGCATCTGCAAGACCTGTATTCATGGATGCAAAAGATGAAGTAATGGTGTGGGATACAAGACCGACAAAGGCTGATGGGCAGGGAGCTATGGATTCTATATTCGATCCTGAGGGGAAGTATCATGGCCATTCAGATATAAAACTAGTTTCAACTGCATACTGGCAGCAGAAAAATGCTGTTGAATGTCTAATGAGTGATGACGAGAACTCATTTCTTAACAGATGGGGAGGGGAAATTTATTTTGATAATTTTGATATCTACATAAACGAAAGAATTGGAAGCGATAATGGTCTGCGTGCTGAGTTTGGTTTCAATCTTACCGGTGTAGAAGAGAAAGTAGATATGAGCGAAGTAGTTACGATGATATTTCCTAAAGCGTACAACGGATATATGCTTCCAGATAATGAAAGCATAAACAGTCCACTCCTAAATAACTATCAGAAAAAATACAAACGGATAATTGAATATCCTGATATTAAATTATCTGCCGATGTTCAGGAAGGTGATGAGTTAAATGGTGTTACGGTATGCGATACACTGGAAGAACTATATTCAGCACTGAGAGAAAGAGCTGCAGAAGAGTATGAAGCAGGCATTGACCTTCCGAAGATTGCCTACAATGTTAGTATGATAGATCTCTCAAGAACTGATGAATATAAAGAGTATATTGGACTATTGAAAGTGGTATTGGGTGATAACGTTCATGTGAAACATCGAAAACTTGGTGTCGTTACGAATGCAAGAGTGATTAAAATGACCTATGACTGTATAACCGAAAAAGTAGAAGGTCTGACGCTGGGAGATTATGAAACAAGCTATATTAATGATACAACGTCCATTATTTCTTCTGTTACAAATGCGATAAGTCCCGGAGGTACAGTTATAGCAGAAAAGATAAAAGGTGTAATAGATTTGCTTAATACATCACTAAGAGCGCAGAAAGACATTGCAAAAAAGCAGGATGTAAGAGCAATTCTGTTCGAGGACTTAGATGAAGAAAGCTCAACTTTTGGGGCACTCTGCATAGGGACTCAGGGAATTCAAATATCAAAAAAGAGAAACGAGACTGATACTGACTGGAAATGGGGAACGGCTATAAACTTTGAAAGTATAGTTGCTGACTACATAATTACTGGTATTCTAAGTGACAGGAAGGGCAACAGTTACTGGGATATGGATAGAGGAGAGCTTGTAACAAGATATATGAAAGCAACTGACGCTGAGTTTTCAGGTACCGTAAAAGGTTCTAAAATCGAAGGCGGAGAAATAAACGGAAGCAGTATATCTACAAATAAGGATATTACGATAGGAAGAAATATATATTTTGCCGGAAACGGTGATTATGCCGCAATAATGGGTGGAAATACAGTGCTTAGATTTTTATCTTCAAATCCTCCTACTACTTCTGTAGACGGAACTAATATTCAGCTGTTGGCTTCAAATCATATTTTCCTTAGTGGTTCGAGTATTTCTTCATCAGTTCCAATAAATGTCGGATCCGACATACGTTTAAAGAAAAATATCGATGATATAGATATATCCGCCCTTGTTGATGAAATAAAAATAAAAAGCTTTGATTATATAGGAAAAAGAAATAATGTTGTTGGTGTAATCGCAGATGATTTGAAAGACAGCAGATTTGCTGAGTACCTGATTACAAAAGATAAGGATGGTTATTTGTCTGTAGATTATAATGCATTAGCAATGGCGTGCATTCAGAAGGTACAGAAACTTGATAAAAAAATAGAACTTTTAGAATCGGAATTAGTAAAAATGAGAAGTTTGGAGGTGGATAATCTTGGAAATAAAGATAAAAAGAAAGGAAGCCACGATAAGCAGTGACACTATAGAAATACCGGCACAGGGCAGTGCAAATATTCCAGTTGTTTTGGAAAATGATTCATCGTACAGCAACTATATAAAAGAAGTCCATTGTGGATATTATTTAAATGGAGTATACTGCAAGATTATACTGCCAATAGAAAACGAAAAATATCTAATACCGCTTGAAGCCTTCGAATCCAGTGGTCCATTATATCTTGCAGTTGCACTTGTGAATGTCAAAGAAATAATAAAAACCAATCAGATTAACTTTGAAGTAAGAGCTGCTCCAAACGGAAAAGTGATACTGCCTACAGAAAACGAATGGCATATCCTTGTCAAAAATTATATGGACAGTTTGTTTGAGAATGATTTTGGAGACCGATTTGATGAGATAGGTACAAATCTTGAGGAACTGGCAGCAGAGGCAGAAAAACAGCAGAATAAGGCGGCTGAACAACAGACTGCTTTAGATAATAAGCTCAATGAATTATCTTCGCTGGAAGAAACTGTAAGCAGGAATGAAACAGTTCGTCAAAAAAATGAGACGAAGAGGCAAAATGATACTGCTAATGCAGTAAAAAAATGCAATGATACAGTTGATGAAATAAATACCAAACTTGAAAACGGTGATTTTATCGGTGCGGTTGGTGCAACCCCTAAAATTTCTATTGGAAATGTAACAACCGGCAATCCCGGTATAACAATACACGGAACACCTGAAGCTCCCGTATTGGATTTTACGATGCCGAGTGCCGGTGATCTAAGCTATGCAACTGATGCAGATATTGATGAAATGATTGTTGAAGTTTTTGGTTAGGAGGCACATATGATCAATTATATTGATATTTTTTTTAAAGCTGATCATTCTACTGTAACTGCACGAAAGGTTGCGAACCAGTATGATAATGAAGTTACTGTCATTCGATTTTTAAATGATGATTTATTTAAAAATGATTATAAACATGATCTTAAAATTGCATATAAGGGCAAGACAATAAAAGAGGTTCCGTTACATGGAAACTCTTTTATTATAACTGAGGACCTGACTGCTAATGCTGGGGTATATACATGCACCATGATTATTAGAGACAGAGAAGGGCGAAGACGGGTAATGAATCCGTTTAAACTGGAAATAAATCAGGCTATGTTTACTAAGGATGTAGAAGAACTCCCCATTGATCCGAATTTAGAATTTTTATATGACAAGATGCTTAATACGATAGAAGATTTGGAGAAAAGAGTAAATGGCGGGGAGTTCGATGGTTTTAGTCCAGTTGTTGACGTAGTGGAGGATAATGTTGAAACTTACAAATTAAAAGTAACCGACAGATACAAAGAAATTATAACTCCAAATTTGAGACCAAGCTATAACTTCGCAAATGATGAAGATATAGACAATATTATAGAAAATATTCGAGGAGGAAGATAAAAAAATGAGTAAAATTATTACAACTGATAATCTGCTTGATTTCGGTCAGCAGTTAGCCGCTAAAGAAGATTTACTGCTTAACGGCAAAGTTGATAAGGTAGATGGGAAACAGCTGTCTACAAATGATTATACAACTGCCGAAAAGAATAAATTAGCTTCTCTTAATAATTATACACATCCAACCGGCGATGGGAATATGCATGTTCCAGCGACTGGAACAACAAATAACGGGAAAGTTTTAAAAGCAGGTGCTGCCGCTGGCTCTATTGCCTGGGGGAATGTAACAAAAAGCGAAGTGGGACTTGGTAATGTAGACAATACAAGCGATTTAAACAAACCTGTTTCTACTGCTACACAAAACGCTTTAGATGCTAAAGCTAACAAAACACATCAACATGGAAATGCGGATATTACGGATATTGATGCAGGAAAAATTAAAAGCGGTGTTATTGATATCGAAAGAATACCAAAAGGGGCATTGGAACGATGTATAGTTGTTGCTGATGATACCGCACGTAAAGCCTTAACCACTGCAACAGTTCAAGTCGGTGATACTGTTAAGGTCACTGCTACGGGTCTGATGTATTTCGTTGTAGACGATACAAAATTATCTACCGATGAGGGATATGAGGTTTATACTGCTGGTGCTGCTACAAGTGTGCCTTGGAGCGGTGTTACAGGGAAACCGAGTACATTTCCACCAAGTACACATACGCATGATGACCGTTATTACACAGAAGCCGAAATGAATACCAAGCTGGCAGCTAAAGTTGATGTAGTCAGCGGCAAAGGGCTTAGTACAAACGATTATACTACGGCTGAAAAAAATAAATTAGCATCTCTTAATAACTATACTCACCCATCCTATACAAGCCGTGCAAGCGGATTATATAAGATTGTTGTAGATGCAACGGGACATATCAGCCAGGCTGCTGCGGTTACCAAAACAGATATTACGGCTTTAGGTATTCCCGCACAAGATACAACTTACAGTTTAGCCAGTTCTACTGCAAATGGTTTAATGAGTAAAGAAGATAAAACAAAATTAGATGGTATGAGTTACGCTACAGATTCGGATATCGATGCTATCATTACAGAGATTTTCGGGTAGGTGAACAATATGGACGATAAAATTATAAGTACGCTAAAATTAAAACGCGCTTTAAATTCACTAAAATCTAAATTTATAGCAACGAATGGCGGTACATTAACTGGAAATTTAACTTTTAACAATAACTTATCATTACTTCAAAAGAAAAATAACGGTAATACTGTAAGACTTTTAAAGCTGGATAATTCAAATATTCTAAACATCGGTGATACAGGATGTCAAATAAACTTTAGTTCATCTGATAGGCCAAGAATAAACGTTGGACAAAACCCGTACGAGTTAGCATATATTAGTGATATTCCAACTAAACAAAAGATTGTGGATATGATTTATCGTGTTGGGGCTATATATATGAGCGTCGATTCTACTTCACCAGCCTCATTATTTGGCGGTACATGGGAAGCATGGGGTAAAGACCGTGTACCAATTGGTGTTGGGAGCGATAGTGATTTTAATACCGTTGAAAAAACGGGCGGAAGTAAAGAATATGAACTTAGGGCATTGATAGGTGCAGTTGGGGGAAATGTTAATACCATAGGCTATGACAGTGAACCTGTTGTATCGGGCTACGGTTCTTATGATATGGTAATTGACGCTAGCGCAGGGGCTAAACCACAAGGAGCAAGCAATACTACCAGGGTTGTTAAATCTGACGGTAAATCACCTACAACAGTACAGCCA